AAAGACACAGGTACTTCTAATGGAAACGTGGTACTGTTGGATGCAACGGGTCTGCCTGCTGTTGATGGATCACAATTAACAGGAGTGACAGGAACAGACGCCACCAAGCTTGCAATTGCCAACAACCTAAGCGACTTGAACAATGCAGGAACAGCAAGAACGAATCTTGGATTAGGCAGTGCGGCAACTTTAACAGCAGGCACAGGGGCAAACAATGTGGTTCAATTAGATGGTTCGAGCCGTCTGCCTGCTGTTGATGGATCTCAATTAACCAATCTACCTTCATCAGGTGGTTTTACTTATGCTTCAATCACATCAGCCTCATCACCTGTAACATCCTCAACAGGTGTTCATTATGGAGCCAATACAAGTGGGGGCGTGATTGTCTTTAATCTTCCTGCTTTGAGTGGATTGAGTGGAGGTGAAGAAATCCGAATCAAACTTAACACAGCAGGAAACAATCTGACCATTACCCCCAACGGTTCGGATACTGTGGAAGGTGCTTCTACTTATGTTTTATCAGTTGCTAAAGAAGCCGTTACTTGTGTTGCTTCTAATGGTACCAATTGGGAGATTATATAATGAGTCACAATAAGATTAAAGTGGGTGGTAAATCTCCCAATACAAATGGAGAGATCACAGTAGACCTTAATGATTTAAATGATGTTTCAGCGGGTTCACCTTCTAACAATGATTTTTTAAAGTTCAATTCAACCTCAGGCAATTGGGAAAGTAACGCCACTGCCTCAAGTTCATCTGTGTCAATTGTCTTTTTGGGTCAAGGTGGATCAGTAAACTATCCCGAAACATTAACAAATGGAAACAATATTTATTTCTATTCCACAAGCCCGGTCAATACAATTGGGGCAACTTTGGGACAGACCACCTCTACAAGCCCGGCATATGATGACTGGTATGATCAATTCACTTTACCGGCAGGGACTTACATTTTACAAGGTTCATTACATGGTGACTACACAGGTGCAACGGGTGAATCCAAATATGTATTTAAAGAAGGCGGTACCGAGAGAGGAGCGGCAGGTGTAAACCTTGATGTCTCAAATACAAGCGGCACCGAGTTCCCTGCCGAGGCAATCTCTTACATGAATCTGACCTCAAGTACTACAGTCACTTTGACTCTAACGTCAGTGACGGCGGCAGACTCTACAACCACGGCGGCGCAATGTAGCAGGGGTTACTTATTAATAATGAAAGTAGATTAAAATGAGTCACAATAAGATTAAAGTAGGCGGTAAATCTCCCAATACCAACGGTGAGGTCACAGTTGAACTAAATGATTTAAATGATGTAAGTGTCTCAAGTCCGACAAATGGAACCCTCTTAAAGTATGTAAGCAGTAATTGGGCGGGGGGGAATCCCGGCTTTGATTCTACGGATTATGTTTTTGTAGCTAGTAATAAACAAACTGGTTCTGTCAGTGATCTATACAACACTACAACAGTAAACAGTATAGTGACAGATAGTCGAAACAGTGGATACGGACGCGAAGAAGCTAAAGGAAGCGCCTCAAGTTTTTCTAGTCTATATCAATCAGGTACCACCTTTGGTGGGAATGTTCAAAGGATCAGCGGCTTCTCTTTACCTGCAAATACAAAGTTTCTTTTGATTCTTTCCCACACTCCCATTTTTGGAAACAGCAGCGGCGAGACTCTCTTACAATGGATGGATGAGAACGATGTTGCACTTGGTCCCAAAGTTCTTTTGAAAGATGGAGATCGAGGGAGTAAAAAGCTTTTTGGTTACGTTGAAGTCGGAGGAAGTGACTTGAAAGTTTTTGCAACATGTACAAGCACAACACAACACAAAAGACAAAATAAACAGCGTGGCGATTCTTGGCAAGCCATAAGAATAGGATAATTAAAATGATTTGGTATACATACAAAGCTAATGATAATGTGGTTGTAAATCAATTTGTACAACTATCGAGTGACGGCGTGACTGTAGAATTGCATACAACAGGCACACCCATTGGAATCTGTACAGATTCTTATCTGACAGAAGGCACACAAGAAAGATACTGCAAAGTATATGTTGCAGGTGGAGGAGGGCAAGATGCTGTTTTATCTTCCTCTTGGAGTGGATCACAATCTAGATTTGATGTGGTTGAATCAAAAATTATTCCTGTTTCCTCAGGTGGCATTGGTTGGATTATTCCATTTTTCCCACAATCTGCAAAGAATCCTGACGAAGTGGTAAAGGTAGCAATTTACTAATGATAAACTTTAATTTAGATTTAAAATCTATTGATCAAATACTTAAGTCACCCGTGGTGATTTGTACTTTAATTTTAATATTGATTGTGCTTTCTGTGATCTATGGTATTAGCCTTGGAACATCAGACCCTCAAATAGTTTGTAAAGAACAAAATGAGATGATCCAAGAGCAATCAAAGCAAATTATCAAGCTCGAGGCTAAGCATGCCAAATGTATTGCAGATGGTGAAACATCTTGTATAGAAAGAGAGCAAAGGATTTGTAGAGATGAGAAAGAATCAATTAAAGTTAATTGCAATGAATTAATCGACAGGATTGTAAAGGATAAACAAAAGTGATTTTAAACTTTTTAATACCCATCCTTTTTCAATTTGGATATGCGACTATTACGCTAGACGATGGGCATAAAATTAATAGCCCTTTTGTTGCATCTGGCACAGTGTCACAGAATAGTGGATTCATAGTATCAGTCGGTGATATGGCTGATATTCAAAGTTCTTTGCATGGTAATAGCTGCTTGATTCGTGTAAGCGAGATTAAAACAAGATTTGAAAAAGAAGTAAGAGAAAGAGTAGAAAGATGTGAGTCTAGAATCCAAATCTTTCAAAAGTCTCTTGACGAATCAAAACAATTAAATGAACATCTTAAACAGAAACTTGAACAAGAGAAGACACATTCAAAAAATCTTCTTATTGTATCAGGTGCATTGGTTGGAGCGCTTACAGCCTCCACATTGTATTTAAGTTTAAGATGAGGATTTATGCAAAATGAATTAATGGGGCAAGTTGTCTTTGCTTCACAATATGCACAGCAAAAAGAAAACGGTCGAGAATCTTGGGAGGATGCAGTTGATAGAGTTATCAGGATGCACGTTAAAAAATATCCATCTTTAGAAGAGGAGATTAAAAACAAGTTCGCCCTGGTAAAGCAGAAAAGAATTGTTCCTTCACAAAGGTCTATGCAGTTCGGCGGTAAAGCAATCGAAGAACGAAACATGAGGATTTATAATTGTACCTATTCACCAGCAGACAGACCTAGATTTTTCTCAGAGATGTTTTGGCTTTTACTGTGTGGATGTGGAACAGGGTTTAGTGTAAAGAGAGAACACATAAAAGATCTTCCTCGTATCATAGATGTTGAAACACATCAAAAAAGAAAGACGCTTGTACATGTGATTCAAGATTCAATTGAAGGGTGGAGTAATGCCTTACAAGCTCTCTTGGATTGTTACTTTCACACAGATTACTTTGATCATTCTATAGATTATGAAATCCATTTCGACTATCATTTGATCAGACCTAAAGGCTCTTTGATTTCATCTGGTGGAATTGCGCCAGGGCCACAACCTTTAGAAGATTGTTTAAATGAAGTCAGGCATTTATTAGTCTCAAGATTAGGTAAGCGCCTAAGGTCCATTGATGTCTTTGATTTATGTATGTGTTTAAGCGCTGCCGTTTTATCAGGAGGGGTCAGAAGATCTGCATCCATATGTTTATTTGATCAAGATGATCAATTGATGCTCAATGCTAAAATTGGAGATTGGTATTTAAGATACCCTAATCGAGCATATGCAAATATCAGTGCATCCATCGTGACAGATGGAAAAGAAAAAAAGAGGCACGTCAAAAGAGCTGTTGACTTGAATTCTGATTGGGGAGAACCGGGGGTATTCTTTTCTAATGCGTCCGACTTTGGCACAAATCCCTGCTGTGAAATTGGGTTGTATCCATATTGGATACAGTCTCCAAGTGGTGAATCTATTGATAAGATCCCTTTAGTTATAAGTAGAGATCGAGAAAGACTTGAGTTTACAGGATGGTCTTTTAGAAGTGGATGGAGTGTTTGCAATTTAACCGAAATCAACATGCAAAGAAACAAGACTTTTGAAGAGTTTCTAGAGTCATGTAGAGCAGCCTCTTTCATTGGTACATTGCAAGCAGGATACACAAACACGGGTTATTTAGGCAAAGTATCCAAAGCTATCATTGAGAAGGAGGCTTTGATTGGTGTAAGTCTGACAGGTATGTACTCAAACTTTAGTATTTCTTTCTCACCCAAAATATTGGAAGCGGGTGCCAACGCTGTTGTAGAAGAAAATATAAGAGTAAGTAAATTAATCGGCATCAATTATGCCTCTCGAACCACTTGCATTAAACCAAGTGGCAACACCTCAACCTTATTAGGAACAAGTGCGGGCATCCATCCATTCCACTCTAGAAGATGGATAAGGACAATTCGATTAAGTAAAATCAATCCAGTGTGGAAAGAGATTAAAGAAAAGCTTCCTGAGGTCATTATTGATCAAGACGGTGACACAGGGATAGTGCAATTTGCTTGTGAAATACCTGATAGTAACTCATGGATACGAGAGGAAGTGAACGCACAATACCACCTCGAGCAGGTAAATCTTGTACAAGAGCATTGGGTTTTACCCGGTAGTATAAACACTAGAATAGAAGGTTTAACTCACAATGTATCAAACACTTGCTCAATCAAACATCACGAATGGCGATTTGTTGCTGATTGGCTTTGGAAGATAAGGCACAATGTAAAAGGCGTTGCTATGATGCCAGATACAGGTGACTATGTTTATGAAAACGCACCCTATCAAACTGTCTTAGATGGTTCTTATGGTGAAGTAGTTTGGAAAAAACTTAGAGATGCTGATTGGTCTTTAGTTGATCTCACATCAATCGAAGGGGGCAATGATGCAAATTTAACAGGTGCATGTGATGGATTAAAATGTGAGTCTCCTCTAATGAAGTGATGGTAGGTCTTTCATAAATTGCTTGAACAAGGCTTCACTATATAAGTTTTGAGGCTGTGTGATTGTATGAATGATTCTTTCTTGCTCAGATTCTTTGATTAAATCTTTAGAAAGTAGTTGATTCATATAATAAGTAAGCTCACTAAACCAAGGCGAGTAACTCCACTTGATCACATTGGCACAGTATCCAGCTACATCACCATCTCTCGAGGGTTCAAAGTAGGTTCCATAAAACGCATCAAACATCGCCGCCAAGGTATCAACATCAACATCCTCTAAACCTTCTTTATCAAAGCTTGTGACCGTTTGATCTCTTAGGATAAGTCTAAAAGGTGAGAACATCATAGGATAAAACACTTGTTTAAAATGGTATTCTGTCATGTCATTTGGCAACACATCAGGCATATAGTTTTCTAAAGACATAAGCGCATCATCAATATCAATTCCCTCATCAGTAAGTTCTTTGAGAACTGTGTGAATGTTTGTAAAGTCTCTTAATTCAAAAGAGGGTTGAGGCGCTGGTTGTGGTGCTGGAGGTCGGCTTAAGCTAGACTTTTTTTTTAGATCATTAGGGATCTGTTCACCATTTGAAGCATAAGCGATTCTTGAAATCTCATCATCATCCTTAAGCATCATCTCTGCAAGTTCGTCAGGACTGCATGCAGTACCAACTACATCAGGAAACACTAGACGGCATAACGCAGTGGCAGCACGTTTCCCACACATAACAACAGGCATTTGAACCCAAGTGCGTTTATTAGCTGTTCCACGTAGTTGAGCGTCAAACATTGTAAAAGTCCATGTGTGAATCGGCGCGTCTAGACCATACTCTTTAGCAGTCTGTAACTCATCACTTCGCATTGCAGTATATCGAACACCAATTGAGTGAGGGTTGACGTTGCCTTGATCATCAAATTCGGGTGTAAGCACATCAGCTTTCATAAAAGCACAGACTTTTTTTTGAGTGGCAGGGTCAATCCAATTTCTGACAATGCCGCACATTGCATCAGCATTTAAAGCGGGCTTGCCTTGTATACAATAAGTTTGAGAAACGCAGGCATGAGGATTGTAATTAAAGAGGTGTCCAAAGGTCATAAAGCATTTTACATTATCATCATAGTCACGTTGACTGGTTGATAAGTTCTTGATGATTTGATCTTGTTTTTCGTTTAGCATATGTTCTCCTTTATATGCTCATGGGTTTAGTCAATAGATCGAATAATACCGACTGTCTTGAGTGTTTGTTGATCTGGTGATTTTACAATAGAGTGTGATCCTCTTCTATTCTCACAGTTTGTCTTAAATTGATCTGCAATAAATAAAAGAAAGATCATCATAAGAATGATTGAAATTAGCTCTAGTTTTCGAGCTTGCTGCATCTTTTTTGTGTGACTCATGTGTTCTCCTTAGAATCCAAAGTCTGTCAGGTGGTAAGTGTTCGAGGTTAGTTTGTTAAGTGAGTCACAAAGTTTACTTGCAACCTTGTAAGTCATAGGTCTTTGTCCATTAAGTACATAAATAAGATGTTCATAACTGCAATCCATATTTGAAGCCAATGTCTTAAGAGTCATTCGCTGTTCTTTGAGATCAGAAATTATTTGATCTTTCATATCTTCTCCTTTCTTTGATGATTTGATAAAAACATTGATTAACTTTTTTGTCAACTATTAATTAGCTTTTTTGTTAATTTTGTATTGAATTAAGTTATGTATCAATATATAAAAGAACTATGCAGAAAGGAGAACACATGAAAGAATACGAGCTAAGACAATGTATTATGATGTCTAGTTTGAAGCCAATGGAAAAGATTGTAATGCTTGCCATTTTGATGAGAGTGGACTGGACTACATTTAAAGGTCAGGTTAGTGTTAATCAGATAGTTGAACTTACAAACAGCACCAAACCAACCATAAAACGAATTATATCAAGCCTAATCAAAAAAGGTTGTATTACTCGAACCTCAAAACATCTTGAACCAACAAAATCAACAGCAGCTTATACCACTATTAAATTAGAGAGTTTGGGTATCAAAACTGATACGGGTATTAAAGTTGATACCGGTATCAAATCTGATACCCACACAGTATCAAAACCGATACCCCCCGGTATCAAATCTGATACCCCAAACAGTATCAAAACTGATACCCATACAATAAGTAACAATATAAATACAATTACAAACAATAAGGAAAAACCTGAACCACATGGTGACAATCAGGTGGATCAATTAGCTAGGGAAAGGGAAAATGAATTTTGGATTTATCCATCATCCATAGAAGATTCTGAACTTAGAAGAAGAACAGAAAGACATATACAACGTAACCCACAAATGCCATACACTGAAAGGCAGAGGTTGCTTTACCCTCAACTCACAAAGAGTATTTCGTGTAAAAGGAGAACACATGAAGTCGATAAAAGAAGCACTTAAAGACATTAACCTTGATCATTGGGCGAAGTCCTTAAAAGCTAACTCAATTAAAACGAACGTCAAAGAGCCGCAAATCATACACCACAGGAATCTAGAGAAAGCCAATCTACTATCAAGAGAGGTTGTGAATGGTGTACCTCAAATCAATATAAACCTGCTTTCTTCCTGTGAGTATAATGGATGCACCCCTTCACATACAGGGATTCATGTTAAACAAAGTGTAAAGGTATTGGATGACTTAATCGAGTACCGTCCTGTGATGATCAAGACAGATGGTAAAGAGATCGAGGATCAAAGTAAAAGACCAGATAACCTTATTATTGATGAAGATGGGATGTGGCTTCCTGTTCAAAATCAATATACATATGGTATGCCTTGCGAGTATTGCGGGTTAACTAATAAGCACCTCTTGAGCTTTAAAAAAAGTGGATTGACTGCTGATGCAATTGGTAAGCATGTGGACAATTATGACTTTGAGGATGGACTAGAGGAATTATCTTTGAGTTTTGTACAAGGACAATTAAGAGGCGGTATTATCTATGGGAACACGGGCAACGGTAAAACGCATCTATTATGCGCTATCGCTAGAGAGCTAATCTTTACCGGTAAGAAAGTAAGGTATGTATCACACCAGCAGCTTTTGGAAGATATAAGAAAAAGCTTTGATAAGAACAATCAAAACATAGATCCAAGGTATAGTTGGCTTGATGGTGTTCAAGTTGTCCTATTTGATGAACTTGGATTTTTTAGGCAAAATGAATGGAGTAAACAAACTACTAATGAAATGATTCATGCTATTCATGCCGCTCACGTGCAAGTTTTATTTGCTTCTAATTACACACCCAAACAAATGAAAGCGCAATTCCTCGATGAGAGGTCTGTTTCTCGACTTGGTGAAATGTGCAAAGGGTTTGTGTTTAAAATGCAAGGTAAAGACAGAAGATCAAATGAAGATATGTGGATATAAATAAAGGTGTGGATTTTGGAGAACACCACACCTTTATTTACTAACTTTACTTGACCTTTAAAAACAATGCAAACGCACCACATCAAAAGGAAGATCAAACATAACACTTTTTTTAATTGTATACAATTACTTTGATTTTGTTGGATTTCAAGTACTCGGTGCCACGTTTATCATACATGCAAGATTTAGGATAATATACCTCTTTGATTCCTGAATGATGAATCAATCTAGCACAGACTAAACACGGCGAAGTCGTTATATAAATCTTGCAATTTAACACGCTTATCCCTTTCCTTAAAGCATTCATAAGCGCATTAGACTCTGCATGATGACAACCTATCTCAATATGTGTTCCTGATTTAATCTTTTGTTTTGTTCTTTCACACTCATCCACATTACACAAATGACCAGGAGCATCTCGAGGAGGTCCATTGAACCCCATACTCACAGGATTCTTAAACTCATCCACAATTACACAACCGACTTTCGCCCTGGTACAAGGTGAACAATCCGAGATAAGGTGAGCATGATCAAGCCAATGTTTCACCCACTTCATAAACCACAAAGTTTTAAAAGTTTGTTCAAGTCATCATATGCTTTTAGGGTTTCAAGTATCATGTGAGCATAGTCTTTGATCTCTTTTTGTGCGTGCGTATCTGTTCTTTGTTTGAGGAAATGTACAAGAGCCTGAAAGCTACAAGTCCAGTAACATTCACTCATTAACGATACAGGTAAAATCATTCGAGCCTGTTCTTTACACACACCGATTCTAATTAAATGCTGATAAGTCTCAAATAAATGATCAATAGAGCCTTGATATATTGTTTTAATATCTGCTTGTTTCTCATCATCTAGATCCTCACCGCTTCCCTGCTTTATAGATTCATCTGGTTTAGATCTCCATTTTTTTGGCTGATGGAAAGCATATTCAAATTGAACATATCTGCCACTAATCTCATTCCATGAGCAGCCTACTTGGTGCTTCATCCATTGCCTTAAAACAAAAAGAGGCGCTCTTATATGGAAAGTAAAGTGAATATGTCTAAAAGGTGAAGTGTGTTGATGTGTCCATAAATATTCAATTAGCTTCCAATCTTTATCAGCCATTGAATCAATACGCTTTCCAAATGAGATGCGAGCAGCATTTACAATATCAACTACATCGCCACTTTGTTTAATTAATTGTACTTTCATTTTTGACTTAAACTAACTTGTACTTGGTGATCTTGCATAGTTTCAACTTTAGCCACTCTTTCTCTCATCTTGTTAAACTCACTCCATATTTCGATACGTCCCTCTCTACATGTTTTATGCTGTTCTTCTAAGTTTTTTTGTAGAAGTGAAAGCGCTTCATGTAGCCTTTCTATTTGTTCCATGGTCTTACCCAAGGTTCGAGCAGTATAAAAAATCAAAGAACCTACTGTTCCTATGATGCCCAAAATGTGCCAAATCGAATCAAAATCAATACTCATCATAATGCCTCACATTCAAGTTGATACATACATACTACAAGAAACCCTCTTGACTTCAACTAATTATACAATATATATATACATATGCACTTATAAGGAAGGTAAAATGTATATGAAGCCAATAATGTTGAATGTGCCTCTTGTGATGTCGGACGCCCTGGATGAGATTGCAAAGCGTGAAAACAAACCTCGGTCTTACATAATGCGAGAAATGCTTGATCAAGGCATAAGAGAAAGACAGAAAGATAAACAAAATGAGTCTAAATAAAATCCATATAATCGGCAATGTGGGCAGAGATCCTGAAAGTATAACAACCTCAACAGGAGCCGCCTTAACTAAGTTTAGTGTGGCTGTAAAAAGTCAATCTAAAGGTGATGATCAAACCCAATGGTTTAATTGTAAAGCTTTTACTAATACGGCCACCTACGTATTAAAACACGTCCAAAAAGGAACAAAGGTTTTTATTGAAGGTTCTATGAAATCCAACAAATACAATGATAAAGAGTATTGGGATTTGATGTGCAATAAGGTTTTGATTCTAGACGGTAAGAAGGCGACACATGACGAGCATTGACCAATTAGACCTTGAAAGAATCAATGAACTTGAACTTCAAATTAAAGAGATTGATTTGGCTCTTGAGGTAAGTCAGCAACTAATCAGAAACAACCCGCACGCATTCAACCAAATCAAAAGTGTGGCAAGGCGTCAAATCTGGATACTGCAAGCAGAGATTGATAAAATCATAGATTCAGATCCTAAAATAGAAGAAGAGGAGGAAGAATGAGTGAGGAAGATCTTGAGCTGTTTGCAGCTCGTGAGGCTGGCAATCATGTCACCAAACTAACGCGCGGGCGAACAAAATACACTGAGATTAAAGCCCATAACATTTGCAACCATATTTCAAATGGAAACACATTGAAGGCGGCGGCAGCTGCTGAGGGCATAAGTGAAAGAACAATTCACAGATGGAAAAAAGAAAAGCCTAAGTTCGAGGAGATGGTCGACCAAGCGGTTGCAGTAAGTGAAGCTCGACTTGTACAAAAGATTACCCAAAGTGAAGATTGGAGAGCCGCACTAGCAATCCTCGAAAGAAGGTTTCCACAGACATGGTCTAAGAAAGATCAAATAGATATGCACGTATCTAGGTCCGAAGGGATCCAAGAAATAAAAGCAATGATTAAACAGACTGATGAGCTTTTAAACATTGAACGCCCAATTATTAAAGAAGAAGAATAAACTCAAAACATGTAAGGAGAACACATGACAAAAAATCCATCCATTGAAGTAACCCAAGATTTGAATGTTGAATCAACCATTCACCAAGTGGTTTTATTAGGTGAGCGCATCAAAGCAAGTCAAAAGAAAACCCTTAAGCACATAAGAAGTATGGGTCAATTACTTTTGAAATCTGCACGTCACGAGTATGAGAATTATCCTAGTGACAATAAAGATGAATGTTTAAAACATGCCTCTCATCAACTTTACTCAGTGATCAATAAATGCTCTAAAAAAACCACATTATCACGTAAACTTTTACGGGCTGCCTTTTGGCATTCAAGCAAAGAAGACGCAGGACACGAGGTTTTTGTGACATGTAGAAGCGAGATGGAAGATCTACACAAGCAAGATGCTTATGCAATGCCCTTGTATTTTAATGACCGATTGACAGACTTACAGAGATTTAGACTTGCGAATCTACCAAACATTAAAAGAGCATCTGACCATGTTTATATTATAAACCTGGGCCGCGCTTTTAAAATTGGTATAACTTGTGACGGTCCACAAAGATTTGATCAAATTAAAAGAGACTTAAAGCTCGATGTGGTGCATCCAGTTTTTTATAAACAATACGCCAATACAAGAAACATTGAAGCAATGGCATTGAACTTTTTAAGAAGCCAAGGGCTATCATTAGTTTCAACTATGAAAGAAATATTTATAAATTACCCGCCTGCATACAAGTTTGTAAGAAATCTATTAAGCGGATCTATTCAAGGTGAAGACTATGAATATTTAGATGTGAACTTCACCAAAGCAAAAAGTGAATTATATCAAGTTTTAGCAAAATCAAATATGAAACTTGATTTTGATGGTTACCAAAAGGTTAAACTTAAGGAGTGGTGTAGCGAAATTGTTGCTATGTGTCATTATTTCCACAATGATATGTTTGCATTTAAAGACAGAACTTTTGATGTGAAAAAGCTTTTAAAAGAGTATGCGAAAATCGGATTATCTGAATATGATTTAGCCGTAAGAAATAAAATCTTACAAACCATACAACTACAAAAAGACAATGGGGTTTTCAATGAGATTTAAAAAAGACTTTGATGTTCACCCATATGCAGACTGTTATCCTATGATCTCAGGTGAATCATGGCGAGAGTTTGTAGAATCAATTATGCAATCAAAAGGACCAATACAGCCTTTGATCCTTTGGAAGGATGAAGACCGTGGCAAGCTTTGGTTAGTCGATGGGAGAAACAGATTTAAAGCTTGTAAAGATGCAAGTATCAATCTTGATGAGAGTCATGTGCGGTATATGCAATTCAATAATGATGAGGAAGTCAGATCCTTTATTATTCAAGTTAATAATGATCGAAGACAGATGAGTAAACAACAGAGGACTGCTGTGGCTTTGGATATGATGGAAGTACAGAAAGAACTTGGGAAGCAAAGGATGATTGAAAAGGGAAGAGAAGGCGGATTGAATAAAGGTAAAAAGTTGGATGGAAAGGGTTTGCAAAATTTTGCAAACCCTTCTTCACACGATTCAAGAGATATAGTAGCTCAAGAGTTAGGTGTTAATCGTGGTGAAATCATGCAAGCTAAGATCATTCAAGACAAAGGGGCAAGGGAAACCTTTGAAGCATACAAGCAAGGCATCGCATCCACCAACGCATTGAAGTTAATCACAGAACTTCCAGAGGAAGAACAGATTGAAGTAGTGAATGAGGGTGCAAAGGCAATCAAGCGAAAAGCTAGTGAGATCCGAGCAAAGAAGAAGCAACCCTCTCAAGAGTTGCCTGACCTAACAGAACCTCAGAAAGTCCTTGGAATTGTTAGAGGAGATAAACCCTCAGGCATGAGTATTGAATACTTGACAACGATAAATGGAAAATTGTCTCAGATTATAATAGCCGTTCCTACTTATGCCTGTGAAAAGATTCTTGATCATCTTCGGACTCACGAATGGTTTGAGGAGGCTGACCCATCGCCACCATGGAATTAGAATTAAACGATTTACAAAAACACATCATTGCTAGAATCAGAAAAAAGGATCAAGTCATCTCTGCTCGATGTGGATGGGGAAGTGGTAAAACAAGTGGGCTTGTGTTTGCTCTTTGGTTTATAAGTCGGATTCGCCCCGGTACATCCTCTTTGCTAGTCACCGATACGTCACCAAGGTATAGATCTGTCTTAGGTCCAGAGATACAAAAGTGGCTAGGTCCAATCGGCTGGACTTTTAACGCTCTTGAATCAAAGTGGACTGATCCAATAACAGAGTCATCTATATGGTGTCGCTCTTACTTTCGCCCCGGTACAAGAGAGGCAACACATAATCCTTTGGAAGGTTTGAACATAACCAGCGGTGTAGCCTTGATTGATGAATGCCAAACATTCAAGGATGATGAGGTGGCACAAAAAGCATTAGGACGTTTAAGAAGTGGACCTACCCCAATCTTGATCATGGTTGGTTTACCCGTTGCAGATGCTTGGTGGTGTTCACTTTCAGAGAAGGCAGGATATGAACCTTTACTTTTTACTTCCTATGTAAATCAATCCAATCTTTCAGATGAATGGTTTGAAGCCACCAAGTTGCTTCCTGAGGAGGAGCGACTTGCCATGGTGATGAATGAACCAAGACCACCAAGTGGACTGATCTATAATGAATGGACATCCAACCACGTCATTGATGATTTTAAATATAACCCCAATATGACTGGCAGAATCTCAGTAGATTGGGGATTCAGAAAGCCAAGTGTCTTGATTATGGTATATGATGAAGATCGAAAAGCCACGATTATAGTGCATGAAATCAATCCTCAAGAATGTACTATTGATCAATTAGCAAGGATGATCTTATTGATAGCATGGCCAAGGTCACTTATGAGTCAAGCGCCGGGTCCAAGAATATGGTTAGATTCAGGTGTTGCAGATAAAGCGGGGGCGGCTCGAAATGATCAGACGGGACGGTCAGCATTTAGAGCTATGAAGAAACTACCACATGAGGGAGGCATTGGAGTTCCATTAAAGTTTACTACTGATCCAATAATGACTAATGTTTTAAATGGGATCCAAAAAGTAAAAAGGGCATTAGCACAAAAGAAGTATTTATGTACTCGGGAGGTATGGGACAAAGGCGAGAAGTCAATAGGCAATTCTTTCCGTAAAGCTATTTTATCTTATGGTTGGACACCCACAAAAGACGAACCTAAAAAGGATGGTCGAGAGGATCCACTTGACGCATTAAGATATGATTGTCTTTTCCATTATTGGTCTGAGATGTCCTTACCCACTATTACACCACGTAAAGCAATTGGACGTGGCAATGCTCGAATCAGAAGAGAAAAGAAATTTAGAGGTTTTTGAAATGCGTTTAATATGTGGTGATTCTATGCAGGAATTAAGAAACCTTGATCCATGTTCAATTGATGCCGTGGTCTGTGATCCACCATACGGACTTGGACAAACCACACCCGCACAAGTCAGTTCTTGTTTGCAAGCATGGTCAAGAGGTGAAACATGGAAACCAAAAGGCAGTGGTTTTATGGGTAAATCTTGGGATTCTTGGGTGCCTCCACCTGACCTGTGGAAAGAAGTGATTCGAGTATTGAAACCCGGTGGTCATCTGATTGCTTTTGCAGGATCAAGAACGCAAGATCTTATGTCCATTTCATTAAGGCTTGCAGGGTTTGAAGTACGTGACACCATTCAATGGTTGTATGGCTCAGGCTTTCCAAAGTCTCATGACATCTCAAAGGCCATTGATAAATTTAAAAAACAAACTAGAAAGGTGATACATGTTGAAAAAAGGTATAATGTACCATCTTCAGAACAAGCCAAACAATATGAAGGATATGGAACAGCATTAAAACCAGCTTTTGAACCTGCCATCCTATGCAGAAAACCATTGGATGGAACCGTTGTACACAACGTTTTGAAACATGGTGTTGGTGGATTGAATATTGATGGATGCAGGATTGACACTGATGAAACACTTGGACGTTCAAAAAGTGGGTGGGGTAACAGTGCAGTTGGTGCAAGTAATTATGGTGAGTTTAATTCAATAGGCATTACAATTGAAGGTGGAAGATGGCCATCCAACGTGATCATGGATGAACAAATTGAATGTGGTGAATGGAAAAGATTCTTTTATTGTGCCAAGGCATCAAGACAGGAAAGGGAACAAGGACTTGATGGACATGGATCTAGGGTCAACATCCATCCAACTGTAAAGCCAATTGACTTGATGCGTTATCTTTGCAGGTTGATCACACCTCGAAACGGCATCATCCTCGATCCATTTCTTGGAAGTGGTTCCACAGGAATTGCGGCAGGTCTTGAAGGGTTTGAATTTGTTGGAATAGAACGTGAGGAAGAATACTTTAAAATCGCAAAGGCACGCATTGAACACTGGACAAACACACCATTGACATATGATCAACCACAACCAAAAGAAGTGAAGCTTGGTGAACAGTTGTCATTATTTTAAATATAAAAAACCTTGCCACATGGATGAATCCAAAAAAAGTCTGCTCTCAAGATTAAGTTGTTAAAAGTGAAAGGGCATGTGACAAGGCTTGTCTCAAACTTACATTAATTTTAATTTATTGACAATGTGAATTATATTTCACACAATAGAAAAAAACATTAATCGAAATAGTGCACCCAATGATTGATGATAAAAGAGAAGAACCACATATGAAAGCCACGTTACCTAGGTTTAGAACCAAGGGTATAACAGGTACACAGTTATCTGGTGGCAAGATCACAGGAAAAGAACGTAACTCTAAACTTACCGGTCTTAATTGGATTCGTGAGAGTGAGGAAATGTTACAGACTGATCCTGTGGTAAGAAGATCATGGCACATGCTAAGACAAACTTTATTAAGTGCGACTTGGAGATTCCAACCAGGTATCGAAGGCGATGCAGTAAGTGAAGAGTTAGCACGCTATGCCAATGAGGCATTTGGCTTTGATGGATACGCGGGTCAAATGGGTTCAAGCTTTGAAGAACAGTTGACTTATTTATGGGAGTTTGTACCCACGGGATACAGGTATG